AGTTGAAGTAAAAGCGCCTCCAGCAGAACCAGTTAACCAAGACTTCATACGACGATCATCAGCTTGTGAAGCTCTGTATCGTACGTGTAAGAATGGTCGACGAATGTTAGTTCCTAAGATCTGATCGTAAACTGTAGAAGTTCCAGCAGGTACTAATACACCTTCAATAGAACTAATACCGTTTAATCCACCACGAGTAGAAGCATCATTTAAGTATTTCCAGTCAGTCTTATAGAAATCGTAAGATCCTCTACGGAATCCGCTAAATCCTAAATTCAAAGCCATTTCTTCTGAATTTTCAAATAAACCAAAAGCAGTTCCACCGGCGAATCCACCAGAGATGCTAGCTAGCATATCGTCAAAATCAAGAGATGTTTGTCTTTGTAAGAATAACATGTTTTCTTCAATTGCTCCTTGAGTATCTAAATTCTTAAGGATAGCATCAAATTCGTCAAGTCCAGCAGCAGCAGTAAATCCTACTTCTACGTTTCCACGAGTTTGGATAGCAGCAAATAAACCTTGTGTTCCAGGGTTTGTTCCAGCAGTTGCAGCAACTTGATTGAACTCACCTTCTACCATTGACATTTCTAAGTAATCCTCAAAACGTAAACGAGTTTCAGATTCAGCTTTTAAATACCATAAGTACCCAGATGTTCCGTCTTCAGTCGCAACTTCAACCCATCCAATTTGTGCCATGTCAGATCCAGATACAGTGTATTGATTTCTGATGATGATTGGTGAATTAGAATACTGCGTGAAAGAAGGTTCAACGCTTACACGTGCTCCAGTTGCAATGTTAGAACCTTTTGCATAGTCAGAACCATAAACGAATACTTTTAATCCAGTAGCACTGAATCCTTGAGTAGTTAAGCTTGTGTTAGAATAAGGCTGAACTGTAATAGTTCCAGCTGCACCAACAACTGAAGCTGTTACAATACCTTTAGCTTCTAAACCAGTTACAGGATCTAAAACTACAACTGTATCATTTACAGAAATAACGTTAGAAACACCAGCAGTAGCTGCGGGGTTAATTGTAATTAAAGATTCAGTACCAGCTCCAACGTTAGCTTGAGATACTCCATCATAAGAGATGTGTAATCTATTTTGTTCAGACCAAATTACTTGATCAGAAGTCATTGGCATTTCAGCGCCAACCATTCTTAAAAATCCAGATAACGTACGGTTTCCGTAACGCTCTACTTCAGCTTCGTAGATTTCTGGTAAATATTGCTGTGCAAAATCATTAGCCCCATTATTAAACTGGAGGTAATTTGATTGAAGCAACTGCTGTGATTGACTTGGGACAATAGACCCAAATTGAGGAGTTAAACTCATAATTGTTTTGTTTTTTTAGTTAAATTTCTTTGTTTTTATTCTTAATTTCGAGGAGTCAGTACCTGAAATAGCTTTAACCTTAAACCCGTTTACAAACACATCACCTTGTTGAGACCTAGCTTTGGTGTCACTTAAGTTTTTTGATTTGTTCATAACGTCTTTAACTGCGTCAGCTTTTCCTTGCTCATAAAAATGAGAGGCAATTTTATCCACATTGTCAGCTGCATACATAGCTTTGTGATAACCTTTCGTGTCACTAACATTACCATTTGAGTCTAGGAACTTCCCGACAAGGTTGTTAATATTTGATTGGTTTTCTGCAACTTTTTCACGGTTTTGAATGTTGTACTTATAGCTCTTGTCACCGACTTTAATATCGAAACCTTCGAAATCATCGTTGAAAAGTTGTTTAGTACTTTCTTGAAACTGTAAATGTTGTTGCTCAGCTACTTCTTGCTGCTTGTTATATCGGTTGAAAAAGTCCATTGCTTTTTGAGAATCAGGATTTACGTTTGATCTCAACTTGATTTCATCGTAATATTTGTTTTTCGTTTCCTCTAAAAAACCTTTTGCTTTTGCAACTTCTTCTTTAAACGCAAGTTTTTTCTTACGTATATCTCTTTCCTCTTCTAGATCTTCGTCATAGTCAAAATCTTCTAAAAGAAGTTCAACATCTGAATTATCTAAATAAGGTTTATTTTTTTTGTAATACTCTTTTAACAATGTTTTTTCATCTACATTAGAGTAATCGGCATTAAGCCTTGTGTAATCTTCAATTGTTCCACCAGTTTCTTCCATAAAGCTAACTAGTTTTTCAATGTTTTCAGGTAACTGTTTACCTAAAACTTTTTCATCTCTTAGAGCTTCTTTAACTTCAGCTTCTACTTTAGCTACTTCAACTTCTTTGATTGGTGTAAACTCTTCAGCATCTTTGACGGGCTCTTGTACTTGTTCTCCCACCTGAGTGCTATCTCCGGATGGTTCTTCCACAAGAACTTCCTTTGTTTCTCCGATTTGAATGGCATCTTCTTTTGGTATTACCACCTTGGTAACCTCTGCTGGAACCTCTACTAAAGGTTCTTTGATGTTAACTTTAACAGGTTCACTGCTTGGTGTTGTTAATTTTTTTGGAGTTTTCTTTTTAATTTTAAACTCACCTTCCTGCTTAACAGGTTCATTTGTTTTTACTTCTGACATAATATAATATAATTAAATAATTGTTTACTTTCTACATGAAAGCTTGCATACCCATATCGGGTTCGTTTTCAAAGTCTTTAGGTAAGCTATCGTTTTGACGTTGGCTTATCATTTCACTTTGTTGTGTAGCTTCCATTTTGCTACGTTTATCTTTTCTATCTTCTATAGCTGATTCTTTTTGCTGTATAGCTTGAACTTCGATTTGCTTAAGCTGCATATCATATTCAAACTTTTGCTGCATTTTAATTTTTTCTAAATCAGCTGCTATTTGCATTTTGTTTATTTCCATTTGAGCTTTAGCTTGTTCGTATTGAACTTTAGAACCTGATATAGCTTCTTGCTTTTGAACTTCAGCCATAGCTGTTTTTTCAGCAGTCTCCGCTTGTGCAGCTGCTTGAGCTTGTATATTAGCTTGTTGATTAGCTTGATCTTGAATGGCTTTTTGCTTACGCTTAACCTTAAGCATTTGATTAGCTAGTTTAAGATTTTTAATTTGTCTTAAATCTATAGCGTCTTCAAGGTCTATACCGCCTTGACCTAATGCAACCTGTATGTTTTGCTCTAGCTTAGCTTGCTCTTCATCGTCTGGCTCTAATTCTAAGAATATACCAAAGTCATATAAATTCAAGTCAACAACTTGTTGTAGTGTTTCAACATTAAAGGTTGATATAGAGTTTTTAAGTGACTCAGCTGTTAATGGGAAATATAAAGCATCTGCTATTTTTAGAGATACGTTTTCCGCTAGTTTCAATGTAAGATATAAACTAGCCTGCTTGATATGTCTAGTCGCTACGTTAGATGCGTTAGCTGCCATTTTTTGAAGACCTACTAATGAGTTTTTATCTTGTGTACTTCCATCTCTCGCTTCATTTAACCCGGTCACATCACGTATCATTTGTAAATAATATTGATACGTTTGTATAAGGGCTTGTATTTTACCAAGACCGCTAGAGCTATTAAGTTCTTGAATAGGTACTTTACCTGGATTCATATCACCGTCTTGCGTCATTGATCTACCTACGATAGAACCAGTTTGGAAATACATATTTAAAGCCTCTGCAGGATTATAATTAGTACCATTTCCAAGATCAACCTCAGCTAAACCGTCCATATCTAAGTAGACACCATCTGGTACCATTCTAGACATTACCTGTTGCAATTTAAGATGCGTTAGCTGAATCATATCTGCAAATCCAATACATTTACTTACAATAGACTCTATACGTCCCTTATACATTCTAGGAGCACATATCGTGTAATTCATTTCAACCTTAGTTGTGTCTGCCATTGGTCTAGACATATTCTCTGCTAAACTCCAGTCTAATATAGTATTAGTTCCTAAAACTTTAGCTCCAGTATATAAAACCTCTATTGATCTAGATACTCTTTCAAAGTTATCATTTTCGGGCGGATCAAACGTATCTGGTTTTTCCAGAGCTTTTAATAATCCCGAATCTGTTTGTTTTATTTTAAATACCTGATTATGGTAAGTCTTGTATTCAAAGTACATAACCTGTACGGTGTTTTCATCGTAATTACCCCAACCTGTTATATATTGCCTGTTACCAGGTGTTTCTTGTATTTTCTTTAATTCCTCTTCTGATATACCAGGAAACTCTTTTTTAAGCTCTGGAATTGTTATAGATTTTACTTCACCTACATAGTATATATCCTCAAAGTTTGGATCTTCTGTATATGAGTAAACCATATAAGCAGGATCAACGTAATCAACTTTAATTCCTTCAGCTGTGTTAAAATTAGTTTTACCAGCAGCAATACCAATAGTTGTAAGATCCATATTTAATCTACGTCTTACAAGATCATATTTATTTTGAGCAAACACAGTTGATATAGCTTCTTCTTCCGCTATTTCAATTGATTGCTTATAGCTAAGCTGC